TGACATAATATATTCGCTCTCTGAAATCTTACCTATCTTTTTGATAAGATCGTTTTTACCAATGCGTTCCAAATAGTTAATAATAAATTCTTTGGCTTCTTTCTTACCATAGAATCGATTATACCAAGACATGCCCTCCATTAATGCGATTCTGCGATTACTGGGCTGTTCAATAAATTTGGGTTCAAAACCCATATACTTAGTGTCTGGATCCCTAGGATTCATGTCTTTGGGCATATTGAACGTTGCTTCGGCAACGACGGGCTGTGCTTTCTTTACACGGGGCATGGAACTCTCCATTGATTAATCATATTCAGTATTATATAGTATTTGGGTTTAAATGTCAACAGTTTTGGACATTGATTTATTTACGATAAATATAGATATGCCAAGATTATCTTTATACCGCCCCAATAAGACCAATGACTACAAGTTTTTGGATAGAAATGTATCCGAAATGCTTACGGCCGGCGGTACTGATTTGTATATTCACAAGTACTTAGGACCCAACGCAAATACACCTAGCGTAGATTATACACAACCTCAATACGATAAACTAGACCCTACTAATATACAAGATTTGTTATTTTTAGAGAATAGAGATAGGGTATATGACCCAAACGTATACAGATTACGCGGTCACTATAATGTGCAGAATTTAGACTTTGACCTAAGTCAATTTGGTCTTTTCTTACAGAATGACATTATATTCATTACTGTACATTATAATGACATGATTGATATCGTAGGCAGAAAGTTAATGGTAGGTGATGTAATTGAATTGCCTCACTTGCTTGATTATAATCCATTGAAGGAAACAATACCTGTCGCATTGAAACGCTTCATGCAAATTACTGATGCTAACTATGCAAGTGAAGGTTTCAGTCAAACATGGTTCCCTCATCTATGGCGTATCAAATGCGAACCATTAGTTGATAGTCAAGAATTTAGTCAGATTTTAAATGAGCCAATCAACCAAGACAACTATCTTGGTTTGTGGGATAAAGACAAAACTTATCCACCAGGATATGTTATTAGTTTTGGCGATAAGAACTATGAATCTATTAAAGAAGTTCCTGCAGGAATAAGTCCTCCTAATCCAAAGTATTGGAAGTTAGATACTAATCAAGACCTTAAGGATATATTAGGTACATATAATAAGAACTTGCAAGTTAACGATGCTAATCTACAAGAAGCAAAACGTATTGTACCAAAATCAGGTTACAGTCAAAACGATTTGTATATTGTTCCTACATATGGTGCATATGAATCAGATGGAGTATTATCTAAGAAAGATGGTCAGCCGGCACCACCGTACAATATTGTAACAAGTTCTAAGGGCGCTCCTAGCACTACAACAGGTGCAGTAGTAATGATGCGTAATCCTAAATACAAAACTCCTAGCACTGGTATTAAGATTAGCAAAGAAGCATTAAAGAGTATTTGGGATCTAACCGCTGACATAGACTTATCTGATAAGATAGATAAGTTTGTTCAAGCAAGTCTTGAAATGGTAGAACTAGCACCAGAAAGAACGGATACGGGTTCAGGTCCTGTAAGCGGTACTAAAGCATTAACTGTACAGTCATTAGGTGTTGTCACAGGTCCATATGGTACTGCTGATAACACGTATGCAACCGCAGATCAAGATCCAACACAGCCTGGCTTTACAGGAACTATCAGTACACAGATGGACTATCGTGCAGACTGCGATCCTCGATTCCAATACATTGTTAGATATACACCACAAACATTTGGTTATATTGCAGGATATTTAACAGGTGATGGACAAGCACCAAACGGTTTACCAACTGGTGCAGGAATTAGTTTCCCACAAAATCCACAAGTTGGAGACTATTTCTTACGCATAGATTATATGCCGCAGATATTATATCGTTGGGATGGTCAAATTTGGGTTAGAATTAGTGAGAATGTAAGAACTGACACAGGCTTTACTGCGGATGACAGATCACTAGTGTCAGGCTTTATTAATAATGAAAGCCAAATCTATCTAAATAACACTGGTGAGTTTGTTTCTGAGGCACAACCGTTATCAAGTGTATTACAACCTGCTCCCGATCCTATACCACCTGAATTATAATTATGGCACAATTTTTTTACGACAATCAGATACGCCGATTCTTACTACAGTTTGCTAAAATTTTTAGTAACTGGTATGTAACAAAAGGTAAGGATCCTAACGGTAACGATATTCTTGTTCGTGTGCCTGTTATGTATGGCGATAGCAGTAGACAGGCTGCAACAATTATTGCTAATAATAGTGCCAGCAATTTACCTAGTGCACCATTAATTACATATTATATAACTGCATTAGAATATGATCAAAGACGATTACAAGATCCAACGTTTGTTGAAAAATTACAAGTTCGCCAACGTCAATATGATGCAGAGACAGGTACATATGATACTACACAAAGCCAAGCATTTACAATTGAAAGATTAATGCCGGCGCCATATACATTAAGAGTTACTGTAGACTTTTGGACAACTAATTATAATCAAAAATTAGAAATCATTGAGCAGTTGGGTGCTATATTCAATCCTGCACTTGAAATTCAAAGTACAGATAACTTCATAGATTGGACATCATTGAGTGTTGTATTCCAAGATGGATTAACATTTACAAGTAGAACTATACCACAAGGCACAGGTAATCCTATAGATGTTATGACTTGGAAGTTCTATATGCCTATATGGATCAGTACTTCAGTCAAACTTAAAAAGATGGGTGTCATTCATAAGGTTATCGCAAGTATATTCAAAGGTAAAGCGTTCCAAGATATGCAAGATGATGACTTGTTATTAGGCACAAGACAAAAGATCACCCCATGGGGATATAAGGTATTGTTAGTAGGTAATACACTACAATTATTACCTCAGAATGAAGCATTCTATCCTCCCAATACAGATTTAGACAATCCTCCTTCTCCTAATACAGATTTATATTGGAGTAGTTTGCTAAACACATATGGAAAAGTTAAGCCAGGCGTAAGTCAAATTTGGTTGCAAAATCCATATATGGAAGATGACATTGTGGGTACAATAGTACCAGATCCAATGGATGATAGATTATTAATCTATAATATTGATCCTGATACATTACCACAAAACACATTAGAACCTGTCAATAGTGTTATTAATCCTTTAGTAACTGGTCCTAATGCAGGATTGCCTGGACCAACAAATGGAGTTCGTTATTTGTTAGTAGACAGAATAGGTGTAGATGGTACTAGCACTGTTGCTTGGGGAAACTTAGTTGCAAATGCAAATGACATCATTGAGTATAATGGTAGCACAGGTCAATGGGAAGTATCATTTGATAGTCAAGCAGCCACAGCAGTAGAATATGTTACAAATTTAACTACAGGTATTCAATATCGATATGTTGACCAGGAAGGTCAATGGATGAAATCATATGAAGGTTGGTATGATCAGGGAGATTATTCTATTGTGATTTAATTTTAGATAAATCATAATATGAACACGGCTGCTGGAATATTCTTTTATTGTATTACAACTCGTAGATACCTATATCTACTGCGTTCTGATAAAAATCCTACATGGAGTATTCCTGGAGGAAAGATAGAAAAAGATGAAACCTTGCTAGAAGGTTTAGAACGTGAATGCATTGAAGAAATTGATCATTGGGATAAAGATTGGAAGTTGATACCTATACAAAAGTTCGTAAATGGTAACTTCACATATAACACATTTTTCTGTTCAGTAGAAAAAGAATTTATTCCTGTACTAAACGATGAGCATTGTGGATATGCCTGGGTTGTAGATGATCATTATCCAAAACCATTACATCCTGGATTGTTTAGTACTATTAACTTTGATGTAGTTAGAGAAAAGATGAGGTCATTAGTAGAAAAGCGGTCCTAAGACCGCTTTTCGTTTTAGTTAACTCCCAACAACTTTCCTATCGTCGGATATCCTAGAGCACCTATAACGATACCAGCACCCATTAACATCCAGCGCCATTTCTCTAATGCAGAAATTTTGCCTGCCATTTGTTTATGAGCATCAACATTTGACTGTTGAAAATCTTTAATGAGTGCTAGTGTTGCTTCGCTATTCTTGCTCATGTCATCACGTATATCTTTTAACTCGGCTTTAACCTCATCGACCTTCTCATCCAAATTTTGATATTGGACTTGTAAGACCGCAATTTCAGTTTCAGCCTGTTTTAATGATACCTGAGCCATGATCTATTAACTTCCTGCGATAGTTACGATTGGGTATGGTTGACCACCGTATGTATTGGCAGCATATGCAGTGTTAAATGTTGAGAATGCTGGTGAAGCATTATTAATATTATCTGACAATGTTGCTGTAATACCTGAAGTTGCTGTGAACAATTCAGCAGTGTGATCGCTTAATGACTGTACGTTAACTGTAGCAGCATTTGCATATGTACCAACAATATTCATTGTACCAGGATACAAATTAGCATTAGCAAGATTTGCTGTGTAGCATGCACCTACTAATCCTGATGATGTTCCCTTAACAAGATACTTCTGCTTACCCTTCTGACGAACAATGTAACCTGCCTCATTTTCAGCAAATACGAACTCTGATGCTGTTGCATTGGCTGCTGAGTTGGCTGCAAATGTTGCAAATGTTGCGTTTGCGTTTGCAATGTCATCGATATAACCTAAGAAAGTACCATCTGCTGTTGACACGGCCATACCGTCTGCTAATGTATTAGCAAAGTCAGTACCTACACCATCGATGTTAGGACTACCAGTTGCTACTGTAATAGTACCTGTACCTGTTTGTGCGATTGCAACACGGCAAAGAACTTGATTACCATAGATTGCTGTGTTACCACCAACTACAGAGTAAGTTGCTGTGTTAGTTGCAGGATAACCTGCACCGCTTACTGGGTTGTTGAAGTATGCATCAACTGGTGCTACTGTTGCTGAAACAGTAACAGGACCTGCTGTACCTAAGTTAAACTTAGCATA